CGACCAAATCTAACTGCTAACTCACCTGTGTGCGTTGCTTGAATTATTTTTAATTTTGGATTACGGCCCACCATCCACGCAGGAAGTAAGAAAGATGCAAACTCAGACTTTGTATGTCTAGGTGGCATGTTTACAATTAATCTATTTATTTTTCCTTCTGCAAGTTCATTAAATTTTTTTGCAATATGTCTGTGGTGAGCGCCTTCAACAAACTCGGGCCACACACATTTGACAAAGGATAAAAAGTCATCCTTGGCTAAATTTCTAATTTTTTTTTCTGCATACATGACTTGCAGTTTTTTATATTGCTTTCGTACGTCTGCGGGTAGCTTACTTATGTCTACGTTATTTAAGTTCATAAAAATTTTTTATAATTTTTTTTGCATCAATATAGATGTTCATAATGAATTTAACAGCATTAAGTCTCTAAATCAAGCAATACAACCTATAGTTGTGGGACCCCTTTTATATAAAAGGTATATAGGGTCTCTTGTTTCGTGCTGTGTGGTTATTGGGTCTGGTACCTCTATGAGATGTGTGGGGGTGGGTGTGTGTAGGCGCGTTAGCGCCTACACAAAGAGAGTTAGTCTAGCAATGTCATGTATGCGCTAGCATTCATTCTACTAAACTTGCTAAGACCTTGCTCCACAGTCTTATAGTCCTCAGCTAATTCAGCGCCTTTGATTATGTGATAAAGAGCAAACTCTTCTTTATTCAACATAGCAGACTCACCTGAGTATGGGTTTGTTGTTTTAATCGTTCTATTATCTTTTGTCATATAGGATAATCCTAGTCTAGTTCTGTTCTGTTGTCAACCCTTTTAATTTGACTAGTTGTATAAGTTCCTGTCCCATAATGGTTGTCATGAGTTGTAGTTGTTTTCTCATAACCTTGGCTCTCTCGTCTATGTCTAATAAACTCAATCGGTCTACCCTGTTCAATGTTTTCCATATGTACATTTAACCACTCATTCTCGCAACCAGTACTACAAAAGTATTTGGCTCTTGCGTGATATTCATTGGAGTTATCTAAAGTCCACAAGGCATATCGACCTCGGACCACACCTCTAGATTTTAGAAACCTATCTTGTGTAGTTCTAGTATGGCAAGTTGGTCCTTGGCAAAAATGTTTATTCGGCATCTGGAATACCCCCAAACATTGTAACAACACCTGCAAAAGAAATTAATATTCCTAATACTTTGTGATCTCCTGCGTGTATAAAAGTTATGAAACCTAACATGACTAAAACAAATCCTGTTAGTATCATCATTAATCTGCCAATTACTTCTGCATAATTTACTTTGTTATTATCCATTAGTGCCTCACTTTCCATGCTGTTGTTGCTGTTCTATAACCATGATTATCTAAATCATAATAAACATAATAAGGCACACCTTTTTTAGTCGTGCCATATCTTGACTTATCATCATGTTTGCCTTGTCTTGTTATGTGTTTTTTATGCTTACTTGCATAATATGTAATGTAAAATGTTTTAGTCATATTTCTTTCCTCTCTTTCTGTACCTATCCTACACCAAGTAGGATAGGTTTGTCAAGTCTTAGTTAAGACTTTCTTCGTATTGTTTTCTTGCCAATATCTTCGCCTCTCTTGTTTGGTTTTTATTTTTCATGCCTTTAATCATACTTGCTAGATTACTTGGATTGTAGATAGTCAAACCTGTTGAGTTAGTTCTAATTAACTCGGCCTCATCAAGTTCAATACCAAGTTCAGTTGCAAGTTCAATACCCTCTGAAAGATATCTGTATGCTTTCAATCCAATTTTTAATTGATCGCATTGTTTTTGAATTGTATCAATCCATGTTTGGTGTTTCGATACTAGATTTGCTTTTGCAATTCTCCACCTTTCAAACATTGAATACTCATCTTTAGTACAAGCGATTGCTCTTGATCTGCAATAAGAAGTTCCAATGACATCAAGATAGTATGGTTGATTAAATTCTTTAGTCATACCAATATCATCACTACCATGACTATGACCACTATGTCCAAGTGCTTTTAAACATTCTTCAACATGTTTTGTTTTGTGTGGGTTTTCTTTGTTTTCTTTTTGTTGTGCATAGATATCTGGGTTGCAATCCATAGCTTTTAAATCTTCTCTAAAGTATGCAACTGCAAACTTTTTACCCTCTTCACTACTATACTCACTACCATTTAGATTGCCAAACAAACCAAAATCAAAGTGTGATTTTACTTCTGCTCTTTCGTGAGTTTCTTGATCCATAGCACCCTCGTTGTGTGCAAAGTAAAAACATTTATCTTTTGCAACAACATCACAAGGACTTCCATATTTCTTTTTAAAAGTTCTAAGAGTTGCAACATCATCAACAGGGTATGATCTTTCAACAACTTCTTTTGCAAGTGTTGACGCAATACTATATCCTCTGTCAACATCTTCTCTAGCTTGAAGAAAGGCCTCTCTTTCCTGAGTGTCCTCATTTTCAAATGTATGTTTGATCTTATTAAAGAGTTTGTTTCGCAACTCTGTATTCATTCGTATTCTAGTCATGTTTTCTCCTGTATGTTTATTGTTTTGCATAAGGGATAATCCCATAAATTAAATTGTTTGTCAAGTCTTAGTTCAGTTTAGAATTATTCTAAAGTATGCGCACAACCTGTGGTTGTATTGTTTTTACTACTAACCACCATCCCCAGCCACCGTCCAAGTATAAGGGATAATCCTACTAATGTCAAGAAGTTTATTTAAATAAAGTTGTTGTTTATTATTTGTCCTATGTTATCTTGGATTTAATTAAAGTTTAAAAAGTGTCTTAATTGATACTACACTCGAGTTCTTTAATTAACAGATCAATAGCAAGGATACACTGACAACTTGCTACTGATCCCTGAGCTGTGAGACTGTTATGCCTAGGCCGCGCAAGTGTCTTGTTCCACAGCTCTGGGATCAGGTAAGTTGCTTGAAAAATTAGATAGCGAAAACAGGATAACACGAGGATGCTAACGCTACCCGCACTTGCCCTGGACTGATCCCTGATTAGTAAGCTCCAAGCTCCAAGCTTCAAGCTTGACAATGGTTCAGGGATCATGTAGGATAAGTATAGAAAGGTATATTATGGAAAAAGATAAAAACCAAACAATAACAGATGGTCTGTACATACTTCAGGGCAGTCTAAATAGAATAGCGGATGCGCTGGAAGAGGTGCTTCGTTTAGTTAAAGAAGATCAAGAGCGTAGTAGAAAATATATGGAAGAGAAAAAAGATGAGTAGAAGACAAGGCGCGGAGAGTATCCGCGCCCTAATTAACCACTGGCGCTGGCTCCAGGATCAGGGCCCAAGCTATAAACTTCAAGCGGCAAGCTGCAAGCGCCAAGCTCAAAACTTGACAAGACAAAATTATAATGTTATTGTATCCTATAAAATAAAGGAGAAAGATTATGAAATCAACTGAAGCGTGGAAGCTGGTCGGTGGCTTAAGTAAACCGTCAAAAATGCCTGGATGGTCAATCGGTATACCTGCCAAAGAATGCAAGACTGGCGGCAAGCTCCAGCAGGTGAAGGGCTCAGTCTGTTACGACTGTTATGCGCTAAAAGGTTGTTATGTTTTTAAAGTAGTTCAGGATGCGCAGTATAGAAGACTGGCAGCTATAGCTAGTCCACAATGGGTTGAAGCTATGGCAACATTAATTAATTCAAAAAAACCTGATGTGTTCAGATGGCACGACTCAGGTGATGTACAAGATTTAAATCATTTACAAAAAATTTATGAAGTGTGTAAGCTCACACCTTCAAAAAAACATTGGATGCCAACTCGTGAAGCATGGATTAAAGACCACCTTCAGGACAAGCCAAACAATTTAGTCATAAGGTTCAGTGCGCCCATGGTCAACCAGCGGGCGCCTGCTTCCTGGCCTAACTCTTCGGAGGTTGTTGAATCAGGGGCCAGCTGTCCAGCTGCAAAACAAGATAATGAGTGCCGTGACTGTAGACAATGCTGGGACGCCTCAATTAAAACAGTTTCTTATGGTAAGCATTAAAAAATTCCCGCGTGGAATATCGGATCAGGTCATTAGCTTAAAAAGTTTCGACGGAAACAATCTAGAGCGTGCACCTGGTCCGGGCCTAAACGTCAAGCGCCAAGCTTCAAGCGCCAAGCTTCGATAACGTCAAGCGGCAAGCATCAAGCCCTTCGCTGCAAGCTTCAAGCGCCAAGCCCGAAGCGTCAAGCTCCAAGATCCTAGAACCACGGAACATTTGAAAACGATTAGAGGACCTCGGACCAAGGGCCTGGATTAAGATAAAAGTATTCTTAGGATGTTTAATATGGAACGATAATTGGTGCGGACTAAACTGCACTTTCTTACCCTTGGTTACTTTTAACTCTATTGTAAAAAAGTGCCCGTTATTATTACAGACCAGCAAGTCAGGAGT